AAATGGTCTTTTCTGAATGGCATTGTGGAGCCCTCCTTTCATCGTTTCTGGGCCTTGGCCCGGTCGGCTTCCCAGCGGGCTTCCCGCTGGAGGTCTGCCGCCGTCTGGGCCTTGGAGTAGATATTTTGGATGATGTTGGTGTCACCCTCCCGGTGGTAGTTGTTGGCGGCTGCGGCCACCTGTGCCGTGCCGGATGCGGCCACAGACCGGCTGATGGCCATGTTGTCACTGAGGACAAGGCTGTTGGCCTGCCGCACCATCTCGGCCAGCTTGCTGTTTGCGGCCAGCAGGGCCTCGGTGTTGGCCTCCACAGCGTCGGTCAGGTCTTTGTCCGGGGTGGGGGCCGTCGGCGTGGTGGAGCCGGGTTTTGTGCCTGTGGTGGTCTTGGCGATGTCATCCAAACTGCGCTCCAACTTTGTCTGAACCCCGTCCACATAGGTGGTCACGGTCTTGTAGGAGCGCTCCACGCCGTCCACCAGCTTGGTACCCGCCTCGGTGACGGTCTTGGTCACCCTCTGGGTGATCTTGCCGGTCTCATCCTGCAGCTTCTCGGTGAGCACCTTGGTGGTCACGGTGCTGCCGTCTGCTCTGGTGGTCTTGCTGGTGTCGGTCATGCTCTCGATGACCTTCTGGGAGTTGGTGGAGGTGCCGGAGCTGCTGGGGTTGTTGGCAGCTTCCTGCTGCTTTTTCCGCGCCTCCTGCCGGGCCTTGCGGTCAGCAGCGATCTTGTTGGCGTAGTCCCAGGCGGGGTTGCTGATGTAGTCTATGGTGCCGCCATAGAGCCACGCGACACTGTTATAGGCCGCGATCAGGCCGTTGATGAGGATAATAAAGCCCTCGATGCCCGCCGCCACGATGCGCATCAGGCCCTCGAAGAGGTAGCTCATAAAGTCCTCAACGCCCGCCCAGACATTCTGGAAAGTGTTGGCAATCTCTTTGTTTTTGCCGGAGAAGTTCAGCAGGGCACCCACCAGCATCCCGATGAGGGAGATGACAAAGAGGATGGGGTTTGCGTCCATGGCGGTGTTCAGGGCGATCTGGCTCGTGGTTGCGCTGGCTGCGGCGGGCACGAACTGCGCCACCAGACCCATAGCCATTTGGCTCAGGTTCCCGAACACACCGGAAAGGGCGCTGCCCAGCTGGTTCAGGGCTCCCAGAGCGATGCTGTTGATCTGTGTCTGCTGCTCCTTGGTGCAGGCCTGCCAGAAGTAACTGGCCGCCCACAGACCCAAACTCTCGAGGTCGCCATCCTTGAGGGCCGTTGCCAGCGTCTCGATGGCCCCCAGTGCATCCGTCTGGATGTCAGACTGAATCTGCGCCCAGCCCTCGGTGAACTTTGTGCGGAACTGGGTGGTCAGCAGCTCACCCACGCTGCCGTACTGGGGCCCGGCATCCTCGATGGTTTTTGCCACAGTCTGTGTGCCGTCGGCGGCGATAGTGGTCACGGTCTTGACCGTGTGCTGCACGCCCTCGATGACCTCAGTGCCGGTGCTGGTGATGACACGCTTGACCTGCTCGCTGCCGTCTGCCAGCGTCTCGGTGGTGGTCTGGGTGGTGACCTTAGCCCCGTCCACGAGAGCGGTCTGGGTCGCGGTGACCGTAGAAACTACGTCACGGACAGCCTCGATGCTCTGCGTGACCTTCTTTGTGCCATCTGCCGCTGTAGTGGTGATGGTCTTAACGTCCGAGAGGACACCGTCCACCATCTGACGGCTGGTTTCGGTGACGGTCTGCTTCTGCTGTTTCGTGCCGTTTTTCAGGGTCTCATGGACCGTTTCGGTGGTACGGGTGACCCCGTTCTCAATCTGCGTGCTGGTGGAGGTAATGGAGTTCACTACCTCAGATGCAGCCTTTTTGGCGGAAGAACTGGCCTTTTTCGAGGACGCAGAAACAGCACTGGCCGCTTGCTCAGTGGTCTTTTGTGCAGCTTTGGCCTCCTCTTGCAGTTCCGTCCAGCTCTTGGTGCTGATGCCTTGCCCGGCCTGGGCTGCCTTGTGCCGTGCCTCCCGGTTAGCTTTGGAAGTGGCCGCTGCAGCCTGTGCATCCTTGTCTGCTTTGTAGTCATCGTAGCTGGAAAAGCCGGTATAACCATCCTTCCCGAGGAAGCTGTTCAGCTTGTAACTGAGCTTGTCCAGCCATCCGATGGCCGCCCCAATGGTGCTTTGGGCGATATTGGCGACGAACTGAAATACCCCACTCACGAAGTTGCGGAAGGTCTCGCTTGTCTGGTAAGCAGTCACAAGGGCCGCTGCAAGAGCAGCCACCACAGAGACGGCGATTCCGACCGTGTTTGCTTTCATCACGGCATTGAGTGCCGCTTGAGCAACAGCCAGACCGGTCGCCCCGCCTTCGGCAGCTTTATGGGCGGCAGCAAGGGCAGTAGTCGCAGCTGTTTGTACCACCGTAGCGGCAGAGGTGGCGGTCAGGTAACCTTTGTAGGTCAGAAATGCAGCACCGACAAAGGTGACAACGGTGATGACCCGACCAATGGTGTCTTTCAGTTTGGCCAGCTTCTGGTCATCCTCCGTGATGGAGACCACCAGCTCGTTGGCCTTGACGATGAGGTCGCCGAGAGCCGAGAACAGGCCGTCAGTCAGTTTGCCGGTCAGGGCAGCCACGTTGTCCTGCAGGGTAGACAGCCGCCCGCGGAAGGTCTGGCTGGCTTCCAGCATACCGTTGTAGAACTGCCCGCCCTGACTGGTGGCGGCTTCCACAGCGGCCTGCAATTCCTCAAAGCCCACCTTGCCGTCCGAGATGCGCTTGTACAGGTCGGCCATGCTTTCACCAGTGGCCTCGCAGATCTGATTGAGCGGGTTGAAACCCGCGTCGATCATCATGTTCACGTTTTCCAGCGTGACCTTCTGGGCGCTGGACATCTTGCCATAGGCCCGGACAAGGGTCTGCATCTTGTCCGCGTTGCCCAGAGAGATATCGCCCAGCATCTGCAGCACGTTGGTGGTGTCGTCTGCCGCAATGCCGAATTGCAGCAGGGTCTGGGTGCCTTCAGTCAGATCAGACAGTTTGAAGGGTGTGGATGCCGCCATTTTGCGGATCTCTTCCAGCTTTTCGGCGGCAAGCTGTTCGTCACCCAGCATGACCTTGAAATTGGTGAGGTAGCTCTCCATGTCCCGGTTGTAGGACAGACCGCTCTTCACCACGCTCAGCAGGGCATCGGCGGCTTTCTTAGCGAAATCGGCGATCATCTGACCGGCGGCTACCGTCCATTTATTGACGCTCTGCTCTGCCGGGTCGCTGTTCAGCCGGACATCACCCGTAATACTGAAATCAGCCATTGGGGGCGCTCACCTCCTCGTCATCGCCATGCCTGAGCCGCTGCAGGAAGGCGGCATTGTGGTCGGCCACCGTGACTGCCGTCCGGGTGTGCCGCAGTTCTTTGGGCAGGGCAAAGGTCTCCTTCAGGTCCTCGTACTGCTGGCGCTGCCTGCCCTCCATGCCGGAGGTGTCCATCGTGCGCCAGGACATGATCTTCGCCATGGTGGTTTCCTCCGGCAGCCCCCGCAGCAGAGCCAGAAACCGCCACCAGTGGATGCGCTCTGCCGTAAGGTCGATGCCGTAAGCCTGCTGAAAGGCTGCGGTCAGATAGTCCGCGTCACAGGCAAAATCCATGGCAAGCTCACCGGAACCGCTGCCTTTGCCGCCAGAACGTCCTGGCGGGTCGGCCCCGTGGTAAAAGCGCAGTAAACTTTCATAGGCCTCCGGGGCCAGCTGGGGCGGGATCGGCTCCCGGTAGAAGCGCCGGAACGCTTCCTGCGCAAAGGCAAGGGTGTCCTTTTTCTCCCGCCTGCGCTGATACTGGTTCGACAACCAGACCATGGGCCGGAAGTCCGGGTCGATGGCGCGGCCCTCCCACTCGGCGGGCAGTGGTTCCAGCAGGATGTCAGCCATGATGACGGCGGCGCTTTGCCTTGCGCCGCTGCTCACGGTTCAGCTGAGGAGCCAGAAGGCTGGGGTCGAACTTCTGCTTTTCCTGATTGGCAGCCCGGGTCAGTTCGGTCATCACGGTCAGGGCCTTGCCCAGGTCATTGCCGTCCAGCCCCAGAGCTGCCGCAGACCCTTTGCCCAGTACATCATCGACAAACGCTTCCACGATGCGGCACTGGCCGCGGATGCCCTCGGCATAGCTCATGTTAGGGGTCTGCTGTGCATGCTGACGCTCGGCCTCCTCGGCCTTTTCCAGCTTTGCCTTTGCCTGCTCCAGCCGCTCGATATCGTTGGCGTTCAGGCTGGAAAACGCAAATTCCTTATCAAAGATCTTCATGGTCGTCTCCTATCAAAAAAGCCCTCGCCGGTCAGGACGAGGGCACAGAGCTACGGGCAGGATCAGCCTGCCGCAGCGGTAGAATAGTCGAACTTAGCAGGGGTGCCGATGCCCTTTACATCGCAGGCAAAGGTGGCGATTGCGCCGGCAGAGCCGCCCACGTCGCTGGTGACGATGAATGCAGCTTCTCCCTTCTCGCCCTTGCCGGTGCGCAGGGAGAAATAGATGTAGGGCAGGATGACGCTCTGGCCGAAGCCATAGATCATCTCGTGGCCCAGAATGAAGTCCTGGAACGCATCTCCCTTGCAGCGGTCGCCGTTGATGGCGAGGGTGCGCTGAACACTGCCCTTGGTGGTAACGGGGCCGGTGCGGATGTAGGTGTTGTCAGAGGTGGAAGCGTTCAGTGCACCGCTGTGCTCCCGCACATGGTCGGCACAGACGGTCCAGTCCTTAACAGCATCCTTCTTGCTGGCCTCGGTGCAGATGGCCAGCACAAAGTCATCGGTGTTCTCGATGCCCTTGTAGTCGGCGCTGGGGGTGATGCCGGAGGCGGTAACAGCTTCAGTAACAGTCATGTTGAAACTCCTTTCGGTTGGTAATAAACGAGCCGGAGCTGCATCTGCATTTTGCAGCTTCCGGCGCTGCTGGTAACGATATAGCCCGATGCGGTGACCGATACGCTGAGGGGCTGCTTTGGGGCTTCCAGCTGGGGCAGGTCATGCCGGTCATTCTGGGCAAGTACCCAGTCGGCCAGCTGCTCAAAAAAGCCGCTGTTGGCGATCTGGGTGCTCTGGGCCTCGCTGTATTCCCGGCGGCTCAGGAATACATAGCTTTTGGCCATGTTCCTGCCGGAGAAATAAGTGGTCAGCACAGGGTCTGTGGGGGAATCCTCAATGGAAAACTCGGCCACCGGCTCCGGGGAAAGCCCGGAGATACGGAATGCTGCCCCGTTCTCGGTCTGTTCTTCGGCGATGAGAGGGCAGGTCTTGAGCCACTCCCGCATGGCCGTGATGGTGGCTTTCTCGCTCATAAGTGGCCCATCCCTCCCCAGAACATGGTAACGGCACGGGTCGCATAAAGGGCCAGATGCTCTCCCATGTCTGCAAGTGCCCGCTGGCCCCAGTAGGAGCCGCGCAGACCTTTGTACTTGTCGGCTTCCTGCCCACGCTCTTTGTTGCCCATGAAGGTGCGCAGGTCGCTGCCCTCGGCGTGCAGGTAATACTGCTTGCGGGCGTAAGGGGTGTTGTACACCAAAAGGCCCTCGTCATACTTGGAAGCAGTCTGCACGCTGTTTTTCAGTGTGCCGGTGTCCAGCGGAACATAGCTGTCGATGAGCCGGGCCGCTTCCTGTGCCATGGCAGACTGCGCCTTTTGCAGGGCAGCAGTCTTTTCGGCACCGAAGTCAGGCCGCCAGGAAAGCTGCATCTGAACACCGTCCACCTTGTAGCGCAGGCCGTAGGGCTGATCAAAAACAGGCTTGCTCATCCTCTCAGCTCCCCTCTACATGAAAATGCGGCAGAAGCGGTTCCCGGTTATCGGAGACCGCCGCCACCGTGCAGCAGATGTGTGTTTTCTCGAGGGCGGCATACTCGGCCTCGGTCAGGCTGCGGACAGCGCCGCAGATGAGCTTGCCGCCCCGCTTGAGCGTCCAGTGTGCCGCCTTTTCCCCGGGCGGGAGCTTTGCCCACTGGAAATAGGGCAGGTAGCCCGCCGCAGGGGGCAGCCGGATGTGCACCGTCCGCTGGGGGTCGCCGCCGGAGGTGTCCAGCTTCTCCCGCCAGCTGCTCCCCGGGATGACGTGGCAGACAGGCCGGTCGATCTCGGTGGCGGTGTCGTGGATGAGGTTCACCACAGTTACGCTGCACTGCATCAGAAACACCCCCGATACAGCAGGCCGTGGGGGTCGTGCCCCAGGCAGCCGGAAAGAATGCTATACGCTTCGGCGGCCTGCTTTTCGGCCAGTGCTCCGTCAGAGAACGTCACGGCAAAGCCGTTGTTGTTGACGCTGGTCACGCCCGGCGCATAGCCGGTGGCAGCGCGTGCCGCTTCGGCCCGTTCAAGGCTCTGCACGATGGACGCACAGGCCATGGCCAGAGCTTCGGCACAGTCGGCGCAGCCTTTGATGTGGGCTTCGGCCCGGCCAAAGGTGGCCCGGTCAATGAGCTTCGAGGCCCGGAAGCACAGCGGCGTGAATGCGGCCTCGTCCAGCGTACCGCCCGCTGTCTGGTACTGTTCGTAGGTGCAGTAAAGCATGGGGGCCTCCTTATGCTGCGACCTTCTTCTTAACAAGAATGGTCTGGCCCTTGGTGACCTTGTAGGCGTAGACTTTGCGGCCCTGCACGGCAGATGCGCCGATGAAATCGCCAGAGCCGGAGAGATCCTGCAGGTGGACGGGAACGGCCCACTCATCGATGACGGCGAACCAGTTGGGATGACCGGCCACATACTCCACATTCTCGCCCAGGGTGGAATCCTCGAACACGGTGTAGCCTGCGATCTTGCCCACAGCGCCGGTCTGAACGACCGCGTCACCCAGGTCGGAAGCCTTGATGAACTCGGGGCTCTTCAGGAGCAGACCGTAAGTGTCCGGGGAGACCAGCAGCCAGCGGCCTGCGGTGGGCACGCCGATGGAGGACTGCTGAGTGCGTGCATCCACGATGTTGGCGTAGATGGTCTTTTCGGTCAGGGCAGTGGTATTGCCGAAGGCAGTGCCTGCAGTGGTCAGCTCCACGGAGCCGTCAGAATCCATCTGCAGGCCCAGAGAGTAACCGGCGCTGTCCAGGCGGTCAGCCACCAGATTGCCGGGAACGCTCTCTGCATCGAAACCATCGATGATCTCATTCACGGCTTTGTCGTGGTCGATGTTGACGGTGAGGTAGGTGGTGTCACCGCTGGTCTGCTTTGCACCCTTGGCCTTGTCGTAGTCGTTCACCACCACCTCGGTGTCACGGACGGGAACCTTGACGGAACCTGCCTTGGGGCTGCCCTCGTAGCGGTTGTTGCAGATCACGCCGACTTTCTTCACCAGCGTCTTGCGCAGCTTGAGGTCGACCAGATTGGAATAGCGGACCTGTGCTTCATGTGCCATAAGAATATCCTTTCTCTCATTCGATGTTGATATCGGGGTTCATCGCCTTGAAGGCAGCGGTCACGGGGTCAACGTCCCCGGCGGGGTGCCGTGCTCTTTGCCGCTGGAAACGTGAACGGAACCAGCGCCGCCCTCTTCCGCCTCGCCAAAGGCCCAGGGGTTCGCCTTGGCGGCTTCTTCCAGAGCCTTGGAGATATCGGTGGAACGGTCCTTGGAGCCCTTGAGGGCATCCAGATCCAGCAGTGCCCGGACCGCCTTGACGCTGCGGCCCTTGGCTCCCAGAATGGCGGTGTTCAGGGCATTGTCAAAGGCAAAGCCCTCAGCCTGTGCCTGCATATCGCCCTTGAGTTTGGCAATGTCTGCCTCGTATTCCTCGGGCTTCTTCTTGCCGTCAAAGGCGGCAAGGCCGTCCTGGGCGGTCTTGAGCTGAGCCTGGGTGTTTTCCAGCTGGGTCTTGTACTGCTCGGCGGCAGTCTTTTCCCGGTTGACATCGTTGCCGTTCTCGGCCATGATCCAGTTCAGCTGCTCCTCGGTAATGCCGGGGATCTTGTTCTTCACGTCTTCACGCTTCATGGTGGAAAAACTCCTTTCTGTTGGTGAAACC